CAAGAAAAAACAGAATTAAAGTATTAAGCGATGATAGTGATACATGGTGGTGGTGGACTAAATCGCCGCGCGCCTCGAACTCCTCCACCTTCTGCAATGTCAATAACTACGGTTATAGCTACTACTACATCGTAAGTTATAGCAATGGTGGCGTTGCCCCGGCTTTCCTGATTACACGCGATTAGCGTGTAATGTATCTTGAATCACCCGGCTTTATGCCGGGGAGTAGAAGTTGTAAGGAGTAAAATCTTGTAAACACTCTTATGTAAGAATGGGAATAAGTTTGTTATGCAATAACCGCGACGAGTGGGTAAAAGAATCTTGCGTAGAGCCTTTAGGAATCTGCGACAGTTACGAAAAGCAGGAGCAGGAAAAATGACGGAAGAGGAAAAGCAGAAATTAAACTTTATAGAGTTTGACCATAACGACCTTCATTTTGAATGTTTCAAGGGCGGAATGGTTGTCTATAAAGACGGTGAAAAAATCGGACAATGCTTTGATGTGTTTACAAAGTTTATGCCGCCAAAAGAAGACATAATAAAGTTTTGGGAAGCACTGACAAACGATAATTAAGAGGCGGATAGAATGAACACTTTTTATGGCGGCTATCCGTTTCCGGGGCGTAAGAATACCGGCAACAAATACCACAATCAGAAAACAAAAATCGGCGATATGGTATTTGATTCCAAAAAAGAAGCAAACCGATTTCAAGAGTTGAGACTTTTAGAGCGTGGCGGCATTATATCTGACCTAAAAACGCAGGTACGCTTTTTAATATGTCCGAAGAGCGGCGGAAACAAAAGAGCGCGTTATTATGTCGCTGATTTTGTTTACACCGAAGGCGACAAGGCTATCATCGAAGATGTAAAATCGGAAATTACACGAAAAAACGCCGTTTACAGTCTCAAAAAAGCACTGGTACAATGGCAATATCCTGAATACATATTCCGGGAATCTTAAAAAATCGTGTAATGATTAAACTAAATAATTGATTTTTAACGCCTTATAGAGTAAAATAATAGGCAAAAGAACTCTTCTAAAAAACTTTTTAAGTATCATTCTGACCGATGATACAAATAAAATGGGTGGGAAAGTGAAAATCCGTTTTAATTGTATCGTTGAGTATCTTAACGAAAAGCAAACATCAAACTTTACCGGCAGCGTCAAATTGTCTTTTGAGAATGGCGATATTGTCATGGTAAACGAGGCAAATAAGCACGATTTACCGACTTCAAAAAACACAAAGGGCGAGCAGCTTATAGCCGAGTATCTTAGAACCGCGACAGAAAACAATTTTAATGGCGCGGTAGTTTTCGTTTTTGATTCCGGCAAGTGTACAGATTATTCTTATAGCAGGACATACAAAGGCGAGACCCTAAAAAATTTTTTGGGGGCGTAAAGTATGCAGGTATGCCCAAAATGCGGCGCAAATATTAAATACATCGCTACAGGATATAACACACAGGTAGTGTGTGAGAGTGTACCACTGGAAGTGGTGAACGATAACGGACATAAGTTTATAGGTTATCCATACCACAAATGCAAAGAGGATAAAACCGATGAACGAAACGACAATAAACAATAAATCTATTGACACTTCTATCAACAGAAAAAGCGTATTTGTAAAACGCCCTGAAGATAATAACGATATATGCTTTCAGATTAAAAACATTGTTTTTCCATTTTCATTTATAAGAAGTGCTGCACGAAAAAATAATAAATCAATCTTTGCATATTTTGATAACGACGGTTGGGCTTTTGGCTTTTTTTCAAAAGGAACTAAAATTGATGTACAGAATATAAATTGTAATGGCAAAAGATATATTGATTCTCGATATATAGCGGACTTTCTTTCGACAACAAATCACGAAGTTATAACATTCTTTTTTCCGAAACAAATTGCAAGTTATATTTCCTTTATGTTGATTGAATCTCATTTTGTAAAGGCTTTTATTAAAGGTTATATAAAAAGTCTTCAAAGTGTAAAACATGAATATATTTCCGAATCCTTCTCAAAAACCGTTCCGACAGAAATAAACAAAGAGGGGTATGTCTATTTTATTTATGATTACACAAGGAATCGCGTAAAAATCGGAAAGTCAAAAAATCCAAAGACAAGAATAACAGATTTTAAGATTGCAAATCCGGGAATAGAATTGCTTTACTCAATTAAAACCGACAATTACACAAAATTGGAAAAAGACTTCCACAATCTTTTTAATAATAAAAGAATTGTCGGCGAGTGGTTTAATTTTTCCATAACAGAACTTAAAGAAATCTTCCCTGACATTTCAAAAGATTTTGATTATGCAGCAAGCCCATATCTTGAAGAAAAGCGGTTTAGAGTGGTGTACGCATGAGAAAATCAAAAAATGAAAACACGCCGCTTTTCTGTAAAATTGACGATGATAAAATTATTGACGGAAATATTTTCAAATGGACTGAAAACTTGCCGGATAATCAACGCCGGTTTGTTATCTTTTATGTATTTCAGTTTTTTAATAGCGGCAAGTACAACGCGACGGACGCAGCAAGAAAAGCCGGTTATAAAGATTCAAAAACACTTAAAGCACAGGCGCAGCACTTAATCGAAAACGAAAAAGTGTATCGTGAAATCAGAAATATTCAGTCGCAGGTAGCTGAAAAGTATACCAAAGTAGACCTAAAAAACGAAATTATGCGCATTATTGAACGAAAAAAAGAACGCGCACAATTTAACCCGATTGATGTTTACGATATTGAAGAGACTACTACAGACGAAGGCGTTAGATATGTTCGCGGTGATGTAAAACCGAAAAGCGAACTGACTGAAAAACAAAAGCGCATGATTATGGGCGTAAAGTTTGAAGGACAACGCGGAATTGTAAACTATGTTACTCCTGATGTCGCAAAAGAAGAAAACGACCTTATAAATATTTACAGTAAACTCTTTGATAAAAAAGACGAATCCGGCAACGATTTTGACATTGAAACAACGGCGGAAATTATCGGCGAGAAATTGCAGGTAAAAACAAAGGTTATTAAACAGAATCGCGAGACGGCTGAAATGTCGGAACTGGCAGCAATCGGCGCAATTACGCGCGAGGAAGAGGACTAGCGAAAAATGGAATTATGGACGCCCGAAGAAAAATTAAACTATGTCTATGCCTTTATGAAGTACGACCATAAAGATATTGAACTGGACTTTTGGCAAGACGATTTTATCAGAAATCGCAATAGATATATAAGCCTTCTTAAAAGCAGACAGACCGGCTTTTCTTTCGTAGTCGCTATTAAAGGTCTTGTAAAAGCGTTAGACCCGGCAAGAACTCAATACACAAAGCAGTTTGTTTCATACAACGAAGAGGACGCGCAGGAAAAAATCAGATATGCACGACAATTCTATGATTCAATTCCGAACCGCTACAAAAAGAAATTAGTACATCAAACGGCGACAATGCTAGAGTTTGAAGATGTAGGAAGTAAAACTACAAGCCGTTTAATCAGTTTACCATGCAGACCGCCGCGAGGTAAAAACGGCGATGTATGCCTTGACGAGTTTGCTATTTGTTTACCGCGACTTTCAAAAGAAATCTATACCGCAGCGTCATTCTGTACCTTGCGCCGTGGCTGCATTGAAGTAGGCAGCACACCTTTAGGAACTATCGGCAAGTTTTATGAGATATGCACGAATAGAGAGAGTTACCCGAACTTTGACCGCTATTTTATTCCGTGGTGGTATGCAAAAGTAATGTGTAAAGATGTACGCGGTGCGGTGCAGTTTGCTAAAGATATGGAGACCGCCGAACGCGTAGAGCGTTTTGGAACTGACCGCCTTATATCGCTATTTCAGAACTCTACACTGGAAGACTTTCAACAGGAATGTGAATGTGTATTTATTGATTCATCGGCAAGTTATATTTCACTTGAATTGATTTATGCAAATACACCGGGAAGGCGTGAAGAGGATATACCGGCAAATATTGAAAAAGACGAAGACTATTTCGCCGCAAAGCGTGATGTAGAAATCCATTGTTTCAAAGACGCTGACGAACTGATATTGAATTATAGCCCGGAAAAATACGGCTCACCTTTATTTATGGGGCTTGATATTGGACGTACTTCCGACGCTACAGTTTTTTATATCATCGGAGTTATCAACGGCAAGAAAAGGAGCGTTTTAAGACATGAAATGAGAAACGCCGATTTTGACGCGCAGACCGCCGTATTAAATAAACTTATGGAGAACTTGCCTATTTATCGTTGCTGCATTGACGACGGCGGTATAGGACGTAATCTTGCTGAAAATGCGCATAAAAGATATGGAGAACGCGCGGAACTGTATCACTTTGATTTACAGTCAAAAGAAATACTTGCTATGGGCGTAAGAACTGGACTTGAACGCCGGGAATATGAACTTGATAACGACCGCGATTTTCATGCGCAGATTCATAGCATTAAAAGAACGCCGTCAAGTGGCGGTAGTTTTAGATATGACGCTGAACGAAACGAAAAAGGACACGCCGACAGTTTTTGGGCGTGGGCGTTGGCAAGTTACGCAACGGACGGCAAAAAGATTGAACCGAACTTTTACGCCGAATATGCTAGAAAAAAGAACGATTCAGTGGTAACATTGAATAACGGCAATATAGAACCCTCAAATATTCCGCAAACATCGCTGACCCGAACGCGCGGTAAATCCTTATCATCAGTTTTAAGGAGCGTTCGCAATGGCAACAGATAACAATAAGCAGCTTATCCCGATTCAGAAGAGTATTGAAGTTGAACCTATCGACATTAAGAGGGAAATCAATCGCGCTAAAAAGTATGCAAGGGCGTATGTACCGACTGACTATGCAAGAGCAAAGCAGGGCGGCTCACAATCATCATTTTTTGACCCATACTGCAACATTGAAAACGAATACGGAAACTTGCGGACGGCGGACGGACATTATAACCGTGAAGTCGATTGCCAAACTTTGCGCCGCGTTTCTAAAAAAGCGTGGATAATCAATTTATGTATCATCAATGTACAGAAAAAAATTAAACCGTTTCTCAAACCTTCCACAAACCGCAACTTACGCGGTTTTGTTGTTAAGAAAATCGGTGAAGATGTAATTAAGGCAGCCGGGCAGAAATCAGAGGCAAGAACTGAAATAGAGCAGTTTTTGCTTAATACTGGAATTGAAAAATCAGCTGACCGCGATAACTTTACAAGATTCTGTATTAAGATTTTAAGAGACGTGCTTGAAATCGACCAAGTAGCAACAGAAATCGGGCGTACCGTATCGGGTAAAGTTTACGCATTTTGGGCGGTGGACGGCGCGACAATCGAGCGTGTTTTACCAAATCAGGATAACCCTTTTCACATTAAGTATGTACAGGTTATTGATTCAATTCCACAGGCTTTTTATCCCGACGATTCATTGATTTTTGACTATCAGAATCCGCGTAGTGATGTACGCTATTCATTCTATGGCTATTCACCAGTTGAACAGGCAATAGACCTGATAACAAGTACAATCAACGCATTTACATATAACGCCGGATTCTTTACAGAAAATAAATTGCCGCGCGGTATGCTTTTGTTGGACGGAAACGCAAATCAAGAGACCGTAGAGCAAATGGAAGACTACTTATGCGACATTATGAGCGGAACTACCGCAAATCAATGGCGCGTACCGATTATTCCGGCAGGTAACGGAACAAGCGGCGAAAATAACTCTATCAAGTGGGTAAGTTTAGGCGGCACAAATAAAGAGATGGAATTTCAAGGTTGGTTGGACTTCCTGACAAGTGCTATTGTTTCGCTTTTTGGTTGCAGCATGGAAGAGTTAGGACTTCACTCTTCAAAATCTCAACCGATGTTTGAGCATAATACTACACCTGAAATCGAAGCGTCAAAATCGCTTGTACTGGGTGATATGTTGGCTTTCTTGCAGCAGTATATCAATCAGATTCTTGAAAAAGCATATCCGGGATATGAAATTGAGTTTGTAGGATATGAACGCGACGACCCTAAACAGATTCTTGACCTTACAAAAACCGAACTTGAATCATTCAAGACATTAAACGAAGTACGCAAAGAAAAAGGACTTAAACCGATTGAAGCTGACTGGGCGGATAAATGTCCGGCAAATCCGCAGTTTGTACAGATGTATCAATATGCACAAATGGACGGCGGCGGAATGGAAGACCCGGACGCAGCAGAAGACGAAGGCGGAGAAGGCGCGGACTTTGGCGGCGAAGATAACGGCGAAGACTTTGGAGAAGAAAACGCCGATGAAAACGAAAATGTAGATAATGACGCATGGAATGATATTGCCGGAAACGACAAAGTAAACAATGCAGAAAATGAGGATAACGCCGGAGAAGAAACAAAAAGCGAAGGCGTTGAAAAGTCTTTTAAGTTTTCATTTTAAGTGAGGTATGAAAAATGACTGTATTTTCTGAACTTGTAAAATCAATCAATCGCGGACATTTAATACCTAAACAGATTCAAGCGCGAAACGCAAAGACCGGGAAAATATACACAAAGACCGTGTATATAAACCCGAATAAAAATAAAGCCGCTGCAAAGCATGACAGATTATCGGACGAAGAAAAACGCCTTGACGCTGAATACATGAAGGCAGTAAAAAGCGGCGATATTGAAAAGTTGCGCAAAATGGTAATTGAAAAAGCTGAAAAGAACGGATTCAAGAACGCAATCCCGGAACAGGCAGAGGGCTATTCTTTACGCATTACAAGACCGCCGAAAAAGACACGGACGGTATATAAAACTTTTTATGTAGATTCTCACGGAAAGCCTAGCGCGCTTTTTATCGGCAACAGTGAAAATATTCCCATGAATGTATGGGTAGACGCTAAAGACGCTTTTCACTTTACAGACCCGACAAACGGCAATATGTATGTACCTTCAATGAAAAACCCGACGAATAAGGACGCAGGAAAAACCGGCGATATGCACTCTTTTGATGAAGAGACACGCAAGGAACTTATTAAACGCGGATTTATTACAGAAAAGGCAAAATCAGTAACCGCACTTGCATATAGACCCGGTTGGCACGCCGGAGACTTGCCGTTTTTTCCACAGGGCGGAAAGAAGGTAAAAGGCTCAAACTATGGCAATATTCATAGGTGGAATCAGGTAGTTTTTGAAATTGAAATTGACGCTGATAAAGACTACACCGAAGAAGCGCAGAATCAACCGAAGGCAAGAAAAGAAGACGGTAGCTTAAACCCAAAAAAAGCAGATTTACAGTATATGCCGGAACATGGATTCTACCAGTACACAACAAACCCGACTGTAAAGCAGCAGACCGGCGGCAAAGGTGATTGGTTTATTTCTCATTCAATCAGAATCAAACGCGCGCTTACAGAAGACGAGTGTAACAAGATTCTTGCTGATAACGGAATGAAACCGCAGGAATGGGAAGGCGGCAAAATGGACTTGTCAAAACTGGGATATACCGGCGAAGACTATGACGCTGCAAGAAAAACACTTGCGCCGATTACTTACGACGACGACGGAAATATAATTCCATTATCGCAGCGATTCAATAAAGAATCGGACGATGTAAGAAAATCTATCGCGGTAGAGGTTGCGAAAATCAAAAATAACCTTATGGAGAATCTTTAATGAAAAGTATTGAGATTGAAATAACCGACATTACAGAGGGAAACCGCAAGGCAAAGTTTGAGCAGCTTGTTAAAAGTTTGAACGGCGAAACTCCTGAATATATTCCGGCTGATGATACGCCGCGTTTAGGCACAATCAATATTAAACTCAAAGACTATTCAAGCGAGCGTATAGAAAAAGCGTTGCGCACTATGGCTATGAGTTTATCCGTACCGTTGAAAGCTGCAAAAGGTGAAATCTTTTTTTACAAGGCGCAGGAAGATTTAACGGATAAGTGGTGTATGTTCTTTTCTGAACTTGTACGCAATACTTATGATTATGTAACAGACTATTTAGATTTACCAAAGAAAACCGTAATGTCAAAATCTGACATACTCACTCATAAAGGCAGGATTCTTTATAACCCTTCTACAGGCGAACCGATTAAACAATCAGACTGGAATAAGTTTGTAGGCAATCTTGAAAAGTTTTTGAACCGCAATATTAAAGATGTCGAAAAGAAAATCATACTTGAATCAAAATCACTTTCAAAAATCCTCGACCGTATGTTGAAATACAATACTCTTGAAGCCGTAAAAAAATTACGGTTGGAAGGTTTGCAATATCACGGTAAATCTTTCGACTGGATAAGCGAAAACGTTAGGAATATGCAAAATGTTTTCGGCGAAAGTCTCACCCGGCAGGAACAGGCGCGAATTGAAGTAATGACACAATCGGCAGCGCAGGAAATCACAAATATAACAGACAAAATGCGCGGCAATATCAAACAGATTCTTATTGACGGCGTAAAAGACAAAAGAAGCAAGGGGCAAGTCTCACAAGCATTGTTTGACAAAATGGTAGGTGATAACCGCGACTTTCAGAGAGTTGCTGACACAGAGATTCAGAACGCCTTTAATAATTCTTTTGTGCAGGAAGAAGTTTATAACACCGAAGAAGGCAAAAAGACCTATTTTAAGCGCATTGAAGTAATTGACAGTAACACTTGCCCGAAGTGTAAAGCAATCAACGGTAAAATTGCCGTATGGAGTGATAAACCGCTGAATGATGAAAAATCAAAAGACAAGAACGCTGATTATGTGATATGGGAAGGTAAAGACGGCTTTGAGTGGGAATGTCCTATTTCCGTAAAACACCCATATTGCAGGGGAACTTGGCAGCGTTACGACATCGGACTTGATAACATCAATATTGACGCGCTTGTAGCTGAACAGAGTAAGAACGCTAAAAAATGGAATAACGCCGTAAAAGCTGCAAAAGAAGAGTACAAAGAAAAGGGAATTGAAAACCCTGACGATTCTACAAAAGGATTTACGGAGCGAATAAAAGAACTTTATAACGGCGCGGATTCCGTAGAAAAATCTTTGACTTTTAGCGGACATAAATTACAGGGTAGAACCGCTTTTAGAGGTTTGAATATAAGCATTGAAAATAAAAAAGGAACTATCCGGCGCGGCGTTGATTCAGACGGTCATAAATGGGCTATCAAAATGCACTATGACTATGGGTATATCAGAGGCACGGAAGGCGTAGACGGCGACCATGTAGATTGTTATATCGGTGATAATATCGACGCTAAAAACGTTTATATCATTCATCAAAAAATACCGGGAACTGATAAATACGACGAAGATAAGTGTATGCTTGGATTCAATACACTGGCAGACGCTAAAGCGGCGTATTTGAAACAGTATGATAAACCGGGCTTTTTTGGCGGCGTTGATACTGTACCGTTTGAACTTTTCAAGCAAAAAGTTTTAATGAAAAAATATCACGGCAAGAAACTTGTATTAAATTAGGCAGCATGGCAAGGTTGTAGTTGCCATAAGCATAAATAACCGCCTTAGAACCGCGTACATTCAAGGGCAAAAAACAAGGGGGCTATTATATGGCTTTTAGAATCGGATTTTTGGAGCGTTACAGGGCTAATCACGAATGGGAAACTATTCAGAAATCACGCCCGGTAAAGTACATACGACGCTATCCAAAGAAAACAGGTAAAGGGTGGAATTATGTCTATAAAGATTCATGGAAACACCCTTTAACGGTGTTACTTGAATGTTTCGGAATCGGCAAAAAGAAGATTGACGAAACATATACAAGCGACATCAAAGAAGAGTACGGCGTAAGTAAAACTACTTGGGCGGCTCATGTACTGGAGTATTTCACTAACAAAGTTAAGTGGGATAATCTTTTTTCCAAAAAGGAAAAACGCGACAAGTACAAAAAGCCGGTAACACAGAAAGCAGTTGAAGCTAAAGCCGCTGCAATCGTTGCCGAAAAGAAAGAACCAAAGGCAAAGAACGCTGATAAAATGATTATCAATCGTTCTTTAATGCGTAAAGTATGGGCTACTTTTAGCGTAGAAGGGCAGAGAATTGACGAAGCGGAAAGCGAGCAGGAAAAGCACGATAACCGCAGCAATGCCATGAAAGGCAATAAGAACGCCGAAAAGAACGGCGTTTATACCGATGATTTACAGGGGGTAAACAATGGTAACACTGGAATTGAGCCGGGAAGAATTTCCGATGGTGCTGAAAACATACGGACTGGAAGGGGCGAAGAAACAAGCCGTGAGAATGTTGGTAACACAGGGCGAGAAGATAACACAGACGAATCTTTACTCGTGTCTAGCGAACTTGGAAGAGGACTTGCAGAACCAAACGGCGATGTCAACGCAGGAAGAGGAAGAATAACAAAAGGACAGGCGCGAAAAATCCGCGAACAGTGTCGCGAGATTCTTAAAAAGCCTGATTCAGAAATTACTGACGCAGATAAACAGATTCTTGCACAGTATGTCGGCGCAGGTGGAACAGACGAAGAAGGAAGCAGCAATAGCGGCGTTCTTTATGAGTTTTATACACCGCGTAATGTTATTTCTAAAGTTTGGGAAATTGTCGATAAATACAACCCTAGACAGGATAAAAGCGTTATTGAACCTTCTAGCGGTATTGGACGCTTTGCAGAAGGCAGAAGCGAAAAGTTTACCATGTTTGAACTTGAAGCAGATTCCGCAAGAATTGCGCATATCTTACACCCTGACGCTGAAATTGTGCAGGGAGCATTTCAAGAAAACTTCATGAAGAACAAAAAAGGACGCTTTACAAAAGATTTTGAAAAGTACGATGTAGCGGTAGGAAATCCGCCTTATGGTGCTTATACCGGCAAATATAAAGGTATGGGCGAGGGTAAAGACTACAAACGCTATGAGACTTACTTCATGTCGCGAACACTCGACACCGTAAAAGACGGCGGAATTATGGCTATGGTAGTGCCTAGCGGATTCCTTAACGGCGGTAGTTCATACGGTAAAGACCTTGAAAAAATCGCAGGTAAAGCAGAATTGCTCGAAGCGTGGAGACTTCCTAACGGAACTTTTGACAGTACCGATGTTGGAACTGATATTGTCGTATTCCGCAAGGGTAAAGGTACAACAGTAGACGCGCTGAAAAATTACTTTACAAACAATCCTGACCATATCGCCGGTGAAGTGTCTACAAGAATCGGACGTTTTGGCGAAGAGACTTACATTAAACCAAAAGACGGTGAAACATTTGAAAGTGCAGTAGCAAATATCAATGTCGGACAGGCTGAAATTGACAAGATTATCGAACAGGAAGCCGCAAAAGTTGAAATCAAAGAGGTAAAGAACGAACCTAAAAAGATTACTTCTAAAACTATTTTCGGCGATGTCGTAAAACTTGACGACGGAAGAACTGGAATTGTACAGGGATATGTAAAGCGCAATCGTAAGACCGCCGGTGTAGTCGTAAATGTGGACGGCAAGAGCGAAGAAGTATTATTTACTGACGAACAGGCTGAAAAGCGTAACCGCTCGGAAGCTATGAAGGGTAATAAAAACGCAGAAGGCGCACACGATTATCCTATAAGCCCTGACGCACACTTACTCGACGCGGCAGAGTTTAACAAGATGTACGGTAAAGACATCGACCCTAAAGACCTGCCGGTTTGGAAAGTAACCGATAAATACGGCAATATTGACATGACAAAACTTTCTGACGAACAGAAAGAATACATAAAATCATCAGACCATTATGTAAAAGAAGGTGATACTTATGTAAACGCCGTAAACTATGCGAGTGGTAATATCCGTAAGAAATTACGCGAACTTGACCCGGAAGACCCACAGTATGAAACTAAAAAAGCCTTACTTGAAGCGGTATGCCCTAAAGAAAAAGGACTTTTGCGCACTTGGAAAGAAGTGGACGAAAACGGCGTAGAAGTTGAAAAGTCGGACGGATTCACATTGTCGCCGGTTATGGACTGGACGCGCGATTATAAGACTAAAGACGGTATGAGCCTGATTACAGGATTCTTTGAATGGGCGTATGCCGGACACGGTTATTATAGCGAGAGCGATTCACCTATTGCGCGTGAAGAGATTCCGGCAATTCTTGACTTTAGAGATATTAAAGCGTTCTTTGATAAAGAGGCTTTAGTTTTGGATAGAGGCGAGGCAGGAACGGACGACAAAAAAGGCAAGGCGCGCTACAGAGAGCAGAAAAAGCAGCTTAGACGCGATACCGCTATTAAACTGTTTAACCGCTATTTGCGCGAAGGTTTGAGCATTGAAGACCAAAAAGACCTTGTACAGGCTTGGAACGATAAAGCAAATACTTTCGTAAATCCTGATTACACAAAGATTCCTATTTTCGTAGACGGTATGAGTTCACACAAAGGCAAGAAGCCGTTTAAGTTGTTGGAGCAGCAGCTTAAAGGTATTTCTATGCTTACAAACAAAGGAACTGGACTTCTTGCTTATGATGTCGGCGTAGGTAAAACCGCTTGCGGTATTGTCGCTACAATCAATCAGATTCAGACAGGACGCGCAAAAAAGCCGCTTATTTGTGTACCGAATGCAGTTTATGCAAACTGGATAAAGTCGATTCATCAGTTATTCCCGGAAATTAAAATAAACGAACTCGGAAATCTTTCTAAAAGATACTGGAAAGAAGGAATGAAGATTGAAGAGGGAACTATTTCCGTATGTACTTATGAAGGACTTGAAAACATCGGATTCAATGAGCAGGAAGAAGCCGAAATACAGGAAGATGTAGAGTTTGGCGCAATGGAATCTACCGGCGGCAGCGAAGGAAAATCTAAAAGAAAAGCTGCAAGCGATAGCGAAAAGATTGCAGAAACAGTCGGCGAAATGTCGCGCACTCGTGATGAAGGCGTACAGTTTAGCGAACTTGGATTTGACCATATTACCGTCGATGAAGTTCACAACTTCCGCAATCTCTTCAAAATGCCTAAACACATGAATAAACAGGGTGAGAGCGAACAGGGCGGAAGTAATGAGTTTGACGGACTTGGAAGCGGTGGGCAGCCTTCTAACAGAGCAAAGAAATTGTTTGCGATTACCCAGTTAATTCAGAGACATAACGACGGACGCAATACATTCTTGCTTTCGGCTACACCATTCCAAAACTCACCTACAGAGGTTTACTCAATTCTTTCATACATGGCACGCGACAAACTTAAAGAAATGGGATTCTACTCACTCGAACAGTTTGTACATAACTTCTGTAAAGTGCAGCGCGAATATGTCGTAAAGGCAAACCGCGTAACAGAAGCACCAGTCGTAAAGGGCTTTGAAAACCTTTCAGAATTACAGGGCTTACTCACAAACTACATGGATAAGGTAGACGGTGAAGAGGCAGGAGTTGTAAGACCTTATAAGCGTATGCACGCGCCTGAACTTGAATTGACAGACTTACAGAAGGCTATCATGGATAAATGTTCTGAATACATTGAAGAGCAGGAAGGACTTCCAAAAGACGACCGCGACGACGGTTATATGTTCCGCGCTATGAACGCTATGAAGAATTGCGCTTTAAGCCCGGCACTTGTAGACCCTTCTTTTATTCCTGACGGCTACGAAGCACCGAAAATGAGCGAGTTTGTAGATTCTTCTCCAAAGTTGAAGTTTACTTGTGATTCTATTATTGCGCAGTACAAAAAATCACCGACAAACGGACAGATTATGTATATGCCTAGCGGAGTTGAGCAATTCCCACAGGTTAAAAACTACTTAATTAAACACGGTATTCCAAAAGAAGCTATAGCAACAGTTGCCGGAGCAGCTACAACAGATAAGGCACTGGACGCAAGACAGAAAGTTTTCAACGAGTTCAATGACGTAAACGGTAAATGTAAGGTTATTATCGGTAGTTCAACAATCAAAGAAGGTTGTAACTTACAGGGTAATACTACAACAATTTACTGTACACAACTTGACTGGAATCCGACAGATGTACAACAGTTATGGGGTAGAGGTTGGAGACAGGGAAACAAGCAGGGAATTGTACATTGTGTAACACCGCTTATGCACGATTCTCTTGACCCGATGATTTATCAGAAACACGACGAAAAATCATCACGCACCGACGACCTTTATTCTTACAAGGGCGATACAATGAACTCTAACGATGTAAACCCGGAAGAGTTGAAATTCTCATTGATTAAAGACCCGAATAAGCGCGCTGACTTGCAGGTTATGGAATATACCGAAAAAAACAAGAGCGACCAAAGAATGTACGGACAGTTGATTGATGTACTTCACAAGCAGATTGATATTGCTTTTGAATCTGACGAAGCTATCAAAGAAAACGCAAAGAACGGCGTAAACTGGCGTTTTGAAGGCGTTGAAGCTGAACAGAAGAAAGTTGATGAACTTACCGCACAGAAAAAGGAATTAAAGGAACTTGCCGCAAAGATTAAAAAAGATTTCAAAGGCAAAGAGTTTGATTTCTTAGGTAAAGACAAGGAACTTTTCGATAAACTTGAAAGTTTGGGAACTTACTTCAATCGTTATGCGAAAACATACGACCAAATTGAGCATAACATCGAGTACGCCGAAAGTAATCTTGATGATAAAATTGCAACTTCAAAAGGTTACGTTAAGACCTACAACAAGAATCTTAAAAAGGCTATGGATACAAAGGCAGCTTGTAAAGCATACCTTGATTCTAAAGGCTTGAAGACACAGGAAGATTGCGAGGCAAAGATTCAGGATTATGTAAAACTCATGGACGAAGCGCGCGAAAATGTTGATAAAGCAAAGGATATGCGCGAACAGTTCTTGCAGGAAGCTATCGCCTACAACGAAGCAAACAAGAAAAACTTACTTTCAGTAAATGAACTTGTAAAGCAGAATGTAGACGGAATTATGAACGATTTACACGCTATGGACGACGAATTTAAGGCAAAGATTAAAGCCGAAAACGATAAGCGTTTCGGGCGCGATAATGTTCAAAAATCTTGGTGTTACTTTGACAAAAACGGAAATCTTTATTTCCGCAAAAGTGCATTTTCAAAATAAGCGTAATGGTGTATAATACCAGTACACTAAACCGTATCTAGGTTGTTACGCAAAAGCGAACGCCGATTATTCTTAGATTTATTCTAGGAGTAGTCGGCGTTTTGTTTTTAAACTTGATTTTTCGGAGCGCACAATGAAAGACGAAAAACTTGATTACTTCAAAAAACTTGTTATTGAACATCTTGAATCTTTGGAAGCTGATAAAAAAGAACTTAAAAAATCACTTTTGGAAGCGGAGAGCATAGCGAAGGGCGGCAAAGGTTTGCCGGTTGGAACTGTAAGAGACTGGAAAGGCGGAAAGTATGTAAAAGTTGCGCCGGGCAAGTGGAAGCCTAAATATGATAGTCATTCACGCGGCGCGAAGTTATCTATCGCTGCACTTAAAAGAAAAGCGGACGAGTGCAAAAGTTCAGAGGAATTATTGCAGCTTGTACTTGAAAACCGCGAAAGATTCTCTGATGAAATGGGAAGACCGCTGCCGTTTGTAAAAGAATTGTCGGACTATATTTCTGCAAAAAATGACGAACTGGAAAACGGAAAGAAACCGGCAAAGGCAAAAGCGAAAAAAGAGAAAAAGACCGTCGCCGAAATGAAAGCAAAAGACGACGAAAAAATACAGGTAAACGAAACGCCGGAAGACCGCGCGCAGGTTACAAAAACACAGGCTTTTAATAAAGAAATTGAGACTTTGACAAATAGCAGCTATAAGGCTGATTCAGTTGAAGACGCTATAAAAGCACTGGAAAAACATAAAGAGTTTGTACACTCAATTATTCCACAGAATGAGACTTTACACGAAAAAGCAACACGCGAAGGGCGCGAAGAGGCTATACAGTCGATTATTGATAAACTCAAACAGGGAATTAAAGACATTATAGCGATGTTTGTAAAAGCCCCGGAAAAGAAAGCGCAGGAACAGGAAGAAAAAGAACTTGAAGAAAAATACGGCGCAGAGCCGGAAACAACAATAAAAGACATACGCGATAAATACGAAGCGTCAAAAAGCGTTACCGGCAATAAAAAGACCGTTACTCTTCCTGACGGAACTAAAATAAAATGCCATTACAAGATTGTTGAGGCAGAAGCACCGACGGCAAGCCATAACGAGCGCACTTTTGCGCCTTCTAAGGGATTCCCGACAACAAAGGACGGTAAAAGCGTAAACGACCGTGATTATCAGAATGACGCGGACGCACAGGAAAGCGTTAGAAAGATTGCAAGCAACTTCAATTCTCTTGCGCTTGAATCGCCGCCGATTGTTACAAAGGACGGTATTGTTATTTCCGGCAATAACCGCACTATGTCAAGTAAACTTGCGGCAAGACAGGGAACTGATAAAGCATACCTACAGGATTTAAGGGAAATGGCGGACGAATACGGAATAGAGCCGGAAGACTTAAACGGCTTTGAGAATCCGCGCCTTATTCTTGAAACTGACAACGAGCATGAGGGCGACTACACTACAGAAGAGTTTGCACAGTTTAACCGCGACACAAAAAAGACAATGAATAATGTTGAAAAGGCGGTAAAACTTACAAAAACACTTAATACCGAAAAAATACAGTCGATTGCGGAAAGTTTGCAGGGGTATGACACAATGGGCGAACTGTACGCCGATGTCAAAGGGTGTCAAGAGTTTGTAAATAAACTTATTTCCGCCGGAATCATCGGAGAAAACGAAAAGGCGCAGTATTGCCGCACTGACGGAACTTTGAACGATACAGGTAAAGACTTTTGCGAAACTGTACTTGTCGGAAGTGTTCTGAATGAGGGTAATATCCGAAAACTTGACGGCGCGGGCGGAAAAAGAATCAGACAGAAACTTGTAAGGGCAATCCTGCCGCTTATCGAAAACAAGGGAAACGGCAAGGAATATTCTTTCAACAAGGAATTGAACGACGCAGTGGATATTGCCGTAAACGTTGCAAAGAATCACGACACCTACAAGACCGTAGACGATTATTTGGCGCAGGGAACGCTTTTCGGAGAAACAAAGCCGGACGAAATAACAAGCAAACTTGCGAAACTTGTGCATGATGAAGGCGAAAAAGCATTTGCGCAGCGTATGAAGGATATGGGAGCAGTACTGCAGGCAAGCGCAAACGGCGAAATGGATATATTCCTGGGCGGCGTTGAATCAAAACAAAGCCTTATGGAGCGTTTCTTGGAAATAAAGAAATCCATAACGGATATTCTTTCTAAACTTGGTAAAAGAGAGCAGTCGGCAAGTTCACTTGTGGCGAGCGTTCTTAACAAAATATCATAAGCGAGGTAAAGTAAATGAAAGTTATGTTTTCAAAAGCGGTTTATGCCGAAATGGAAAAGGCGTTCGGTAAAAAAGACTTGTCGAAATTGCGCAAGGAAATAATTACCGATAAAAACGGACATCGTAAAACCGTTTACAAGAAAATCTACAAGCCGGAAGAAGGTAAAAACAAAGGCGCAGCAGCACCAAAAGAAGAGGAAAAACACTCTTACGCTCATACTACCGGCGACCACATTGTATTTAACAATGGCGGCGTAGATATGACCGGCGAAATTGTAGGCGTTGGAAGAGACGGCGTTACAGTTAAAGGAACTGAAAACGCTAAAGGACAAACTTTCCGGGTAAAGCATGAAGATGTAAAACAGGTTACAAAAATGATTAACCCGAATGACGCTATCCGTGGACTTATGGACGTAAACAGTGTAAAAGCAGGTTGGCGCGGTACGGACGGTATGCAGCCGGATTCTTGCGACACAATCAAAGGACTTTATGAAACTATTGAAGCTGCAAGAGGTGAGTTTAACGACTTTACCGATAGTGTAGCTAAAGAGTTTGCAGCCCTGAATCCTATCATCATGAAGCGCGCTACTTTAAAGAGCGAAGACCGCATTAAAGAAAAGTTACGCGAAGACGCAAAATCAGAATCAAACCCGGATATTACAAAACAGATTTACGACGAAAAGACAGATACTTACCATTGCCGCACAATCCGCGATTGCGACGGACATACAATCTGTTTGAATAGCGTTGAAGATGTTGCGAACATTCTTAAACACCTTGACGGCAGAAAAGAAGTTGCGCGCATTAAAAATAACTTTGGTAAACCGTCGCCGGTTGGATATTCAGACATTAACTGTAATATCAAACTTTCAAACGGCGCAATCGTTGAATTGCAGGTAAACACTACCGCAAACATGGTAGCAAAAGAGCGTTACGGACACGCGCTTTATGAAGTTTACCGCAGCGTTGCAACAAATCCAAAATACGCTAAACTTGCTGAAATTATGGGCGAAGCACAGAAAGACCTTTACGGACTTTCAAATAAATACTCAAAAGAAGGCAACTTCCCAACAAGAGATATTCCAAAAGGCAAAGACGGCAACGCGAATATTTTTGACGGCGAGTACAAACACGCTCCTTATGCTGCTGCAATCAGAAGCCATGTAAACAAGGCTATGCCGTTGTTTGAACAGGCAAAAAGAGAAGGCGTATTGACCGACAAGACAATCGAGCATTTTGAACACTTGATTAACTACATTAAATAAGCATTTGACAAATTAAACTATCTAGTTTAAGATACAAGTGCAGGGGGTGAAACATGAAATATTACATTGACGATAACGACAGAGCATTTGTCGAAAAAGAAGACGGAATCTACCAGTTGTATAGCGACGGAAAAACCGTAAAGACTGACAGAATTGCCGCAGACCCTATGACATGGCACGAGTGCAGCGAAAAAGAAGCACTTGAAAGTGCCAAACTCTACGAGAGTTATTTTAATAAATAAGCGCACCGCTATTCTTTCCTGAATAGTCATAGCCGTAGCAAGTCTAGGGCTTTTTTTATTTTAGGGAAATTAGAGGAAAATAGCGGAAATTTCCCCTAATTTTACTTTTCGGCGTAAAACTAAAATAAAGCCGGTTATTATTTTACTTTTTATACCGATAATTCAGGTATGAAACATATAGACTGTAATACTTATGGGATTTGATAAATTGTGTACCGCCGTTAAACTTTGGCAGCGGTTATTTTCAGTGCGGCGAGCCTCATTCTTTTGTAAACGGAAAACAGACATACTTAACGCTTTTAAGAGTGAATAAAGAGCCGGAAGTATGGCAGTTTTTAGGATATTGCCACGCCGGGCAAACAGTAACGCCCGACAAGGAGTGAACTATGACAAAGTACGACGATGTAAGGGTTATTCAGACCGGCAAGGTTGGACTTGTGATTGAAGTAAAAGACGGTCGTTATCTTGTGGACTTTGGCGACGCTAAAGAGTGGTTTGACGAGTGCGACTTGCTGCCGGTTGAGCAGGAAGATTGCGAAGATTAAGGGGTAATAAAATGAGCATGGCAATTCAGAAGGCGATAATTTACGCGACACTCAAACACGAAGGGCAGAAGCGAAAAGGTACAAACATACCTTATATCGTTCACCCTATGGAAGTTATGCAGGTTCTTACTGAATTGCGATGTACTGAAAATGTAATTATCGCCGGAATCCTGCATGATACACTTGAAGACACGGACGCAACGCCGGAAGAGATTAAACAACTTTTCGGGGCTGATGTTTTATCAATTGTTAAGGGCGAAAGTGAAGACAAAAGTAAAACATGGAAGGAACGAAAAGTGGCGACTATTGAGCGACTTAAAGGCGACAATCCGGCAACTAAACTTGTTTGTTTCGCTGATAAATTATCGAATATTCGCAGTATGTACCGCGATAAACTGGAAGTAGGCGCGGAACTTTGGAAGCGATTCAACGCCGATAAAGATTCTATTGAGTGGTATTATCGCGGAGTTGCAGCAGCTTTATTGAATCCGGGAACTGACGGAAAAATGAGCGGCACGGCGTATTCAAAACTTTATAAGGAGTTCAAAAAGACTATTGACAAGGTATTTCAATAAACGGTCTTAAAACTTGACAAATAGAGCCATAGATTTTAGAATGTAGAAAATAAGAGTTTTTAACAAAAAACTTCTTGAATAAGATTCCATGTGATTTGCACTCTAAGAAGGCAGTCTCGGAAAAAGACGGTACGGCTTGTACTGAACTTTTGCGGACTGTCTTTTTTTTATTTCTTTTCGGGGTGCATAATGACCGATACAGACAAGTTCAATGATGTTTATCTCAATTTGGAGATACGAAAATCCGCAGGAAAAACAGACGACTTTGGAAATTATATTTTTGAAGTAGAAGCGTCAAACGAAAATCTTGACTTACAGAATCAGATTGTATTGCAGCGAGCTTTAATGGAATCAAAAGACGAGTTCTTAAAGGGCGGCGTTATTTCTTTTGACCATTTACACAAGCGCAGAGACGAAAAGGGCAATGTTATTTCAGACCCTTCAATGGTTATCGGTGAGCCGATAGATGTTTATTTTGACGAAGAAAACAAAAAGACAATCGTAAAAGGTAAACTCTACTCAAACAACGATAAAGCAAAAGACCTGATTAAAATGCTTAAAGCCGGTTCTACAAGAGTACGCGCCAGTGTCGGCGGTATTTTCCCACAGGTAGTAAAGAATCTTAAAACCGGCGTTGAGAAAATCACTCATGTACTTTGGAATGACCTTGCACTTACAACTAGCCCGGTAAATAACACGGTAGGAAGTGCAGTTTTTGCAAAAAGCATGACGGCGGCGGAGTTTGTAGACTACTTGCCGCTTGAATTAAAAAAATCACTTTGCGCCGGATATAACACGGATTCCGCTACAAAGACCGGCGGACAGGCACTTATCCCGGAAGATGTAAACACAAAGACTATTGATGTTTCAAACACTCACGCAATCAGTAAATCCGATGTAAACGAAGAAGAAATCATAGCGCAGCTTGTTGAACTTGCTAAGAATCGCAGAATCAACGGCAAAGACGACGCTATTGAGTTCTTAATTTTACACGGTATTTCAAAGGAAAAAGCCGGGGAGATTACCTCGGAAATTATAAATCAAGGGGGACAAATGATGAAAAAATCATTTTCCAATGCGGTTTCTGACCTTCTGAAATCTCTCACAGGCGGCAATCCAAAGGACGATGACGAAGACATCAAGAAAGGCAACAAAGACGGCGCAAACGCTGACGACGAAAACCTCGATGATGAAAACGACGACATTGACCTTGACGATGAAGACGAAGACGAGGACGACGAAGACGAAGAAAACGAAGACGGCGGCGAAAATGATGATGAAGACATGGTAGACGGCGGCGAAGTGTTGAAAGCACTGGACGCTTCAATTACTACTTTGGCTAAATCACAGAAAGCCACAGAAAAACGCCTTAACGATTTAGGTGAGGCTATTGTCGGACTTGCAGAAATGGTTTCAGCAATCGGAAATCAGAAGATTCCACCTCGCACAGTGCTTAACAAGAGCATGAACGCAGACGGCGGAAACAACGCAGGTAAGCAGAATCTTTCGGCTAGACCTACAGAAGACGACCTGTACAATGTGCAGCTTGTTCTTAAAAAGGCAGTAGACGAAGGCGAAATCGACATGATTCAGTCGAGCATGATTTCATCGGACTTTCAGAAGTGCATGAACACCGGAAGACCTATGAATCCAAAATATTTTGAGTTCTTGCAGACAAGGCTCAAAAGGGGGCAAAATAATGGCAGGATTTTTTGACAATGTTTCTTCCGGCGAAATGAGCGCAGGTGAAGTAAACGAATTGCAGAAAGCACTTGCAGCCGGTTACGGAACAGATTCCTCACGGTTTACCGGTGGTCGCGCTCTGATTCCTGAAAATCTTGAATCAGAAGTAGTAAATGTTGTTGCACAGTTGAAAGAAGACTGTAAAGTTATGAACAGTGTTAAGAAGACACCTGTTCGCTCAACAGTGCATGAAGTTAACTTGCGTACTGGACACGGTGATTACCGCCACCTTTCTGTAGCAGAAGGCGGAGCGTCAATCGACACAGACCAGTCTCTTGAACGCAAGACTTTTGCAATGAAATATTTGCAGACACGCCGTTCTGTTACAAAACAGATGGAAGCTGCCGAAACATTTGAAGGCGCACTCGCAAGCGAAAAACTTGCCGGTGTTGAAACAATCATCAAGGGTGCTGAATATCAGTGTTTCCACGGTGATTCTTCTATCGTTCCTACAGAGTTCGACGGATTCCTTGCTTCTATCAAGAAAGCAAACGCAGCAGACCAAAACATCATCAACCTTAAAGGTTCTACACTTGGTAACTATGATGAGAAGATTTTTGACGAAATCGCCGCTATGGTTCGTGGAAAGGGTGGATTCCTTGACAAGGCACTTTTCCCTACAGTTCTTGCAAAAGACATCAAGGAAATTTTCGCTGACAAGCAGCGTTATCTGATGAACAATCCTATTCCTAACCTTTCTTTCAAGACAATTCCTGACTATGGAACTGCTATCGGTGCAAACATTGCATTGAGCGGTGAAGATGCCGGTGATGATATGTTCTTTGAAGTAAAGGGCGAAGTAGTAGCAGAAGGTGACGCAACTCGTAGACCTGCTGCTCCTGCAAGCGTTACTGCAAGCGCAAGCGGTTCAGGTTCATCATTCACTGCAAACGACGCAGGTGATTATATGTACACTGTACACGCCGTAAATCAGTACGGTATTTCCGCAGGTACTTCAATCGCTGCTGCCGTAACAGTTGCCGCAGGAAACAAAGTAGCACTTACAATTACACCGGGTTCAGGTGTTGCCGCAACCGGCTTCATTATCTGCCGTTCTAAGAAGAACGACACAAAGGTAATGGAAATGGATAAGGTAGCAAATAGCGGAAACGCTACAACCGTTTACGAAGATACAAACGATGAACTTCCGGGAACTGCTTCTATGATTTTCCTTCCAAAGAAGCGTTTTCAGCCGGTGTACACATTCGGACAGTTGCTCCCGGCTTGTACATTCCCTCTCGCGCCTACAAACACCGCAGAAACTCCTTTCCTCGTAATGCTTTACGGTGGTCTCGAAGTTCGTGCGCCTAAACATTGTGGACTTGTTAAGAACATTTCTTACAAAGGAGGCTTGTACTAATGGCAAAAACAACAACATCAAAGACACAGAAAACTGATGTTGCCAAAAAGCCTACAGTAGCCGCTGCTAAACCGGCGGTTACTGAAAAGGTTGAGACAGTCGCAGAAGTAAAGACTGACGCAACAACAGTAGAAAAGGCAGAATCGCAGGAAGATTCTAAACCGGCGGTTACTGAAAAGCCCGAACAGAAGGACGAGAGCGGTTTGCCGTTCAAAGTTAATTCTGACGGAACTGTAAATGTGTGGTCGGTAAAAAGAGCCGGTCGCTCGGTTACAGGTTCTACCGGCGAAGTCATTACTTTTGACGATGAAGGCTTTGCCAAAGTCAAGTTAGAGGACGCGCTGCATTTTAAAGATGTACCGGGATTCTCTTTCACAAAATAAGAATCTTCAAAAAGGAGTGTAAAAATTGATTACTGCAAGTTCAATAAACAACAAGATTTTAGTGTCAATCAACGATAATGCACATTCAAGTTATCGGCTTGAAAGACATTCATACAATGATGATACATATCTTGTTTGGACGGCTAACGGTTTTTGCACTCCTGATGAAGAGAATCCGGCAATCGCCGTAAACGGTGATATTGTCGATTCAAACGCACAATCAAATACACTTTACGCATACCGCTATGTAGATTTTGAAGCGGAAAATCCACAGGACACAGATTATATTTATTCAAACTGGGTAAGAAATGGCGGCGACGGTGCTATAGGTTACACTTTCGGCAATTATAAAGTACCTGCCGGACAGTGGGGAAACATCGTAACGCCTGATGATTTGAGATTTACTTACATTTGGGGTACTGATTTTAAGGCTACAAACGGACAGAGTTATACTGACGAACAGATTCAGTATTTCATTGATTCAGCGGTCGCAGAATTGGAGCGGCAGCTTGATATTACGATTAAGAAAAAGAAAATCAGATACAATGCAGCAGAAAGAAATCTTTCTAAAGGTACTGATTACGATATAGACGAAGCGGTTTATGACTTCAAGTTTTCGCGTATTTCACGATATGGATATATCAAAACACGCCGCAAACCGATTATTAAACTTCACAAACTTTCATTGCTCACTCGTTGGCAGGGTGTAAAAGACCTTACACAGACTACCATTATTGATAAAACAAAAGGTGTTCTTAAACTTATGGAACGCCCTATAAGACCTTCCGAAACTTCAAGCGGTATTCAGACCGCTATAGGCGTTTACGGAAATCAAACATTATCCGCACAGTTATTCTATGCGATTGATTATGACGCAGGTTATGAAACATCGGACGATGTACCACAGGATTTAAGAGAAGTTATTGCTAAACAGGCTGCAATAAGTCTTTTGAATATTGTCGGCGACGGCTTGATGTCGGGATTCTCTTCAAGTTCATTGAGCATGGACGGACTTTCAGAATCATTCAGTTCTACACAGTCGGCTACAAGTGCCTATTTTGGTGCGCGTATCGCCGTGTATAAAGACGACATCAAAGAGTACATAAAAGCAAACAAAAATAAGTTTGCAAATATGGCAATCGGGGCAATTTAACATTGTGAAAAATTACCTGAAAGGTAATTAAGGGGGAATTTCAGAAAATCAAAGATTTCTTTTCAAGCAAAGTTGTAAAAATCGTTGCTTGGGTAGTTCTCGCACTTGATGTAACCGCTTTAATCATTGGCGGTGCAACAACAGTTGAAATCACTGACGGTATCGCACTCATAGCCGGAGTTATCGCTGCCGTTTCATTGGTTATCGCTTTTATCGCAGAGCGTGTCAAAAAGTAATTCTTACCGTATCGCGTTACTTTTTGGGGGTGTTGTCGGTGCTTTTTTTTCTCCTTTTCAAAGAAATTTTCACGCCGGCAACGCCCTTTTTTCTTTTTTAATAAATGTAAATGCGAGGGCAACAATGAAACCGTGGGAACTTTACAACTATCAGAAAGACATTGATTACAGGACAAACACTTTTGACTACGATTGGCGCGTAAAAGTTGATAACGACGAAAGAACAATCTATGTATTTTCGCAGTTTTCAACAAGCGTTATCGACTGGATTGTGAACTTCTTATTTTTCATGATTCCACAGGTTAGACAGTGGTATGTATATTTCGCTTGCTTGGGTTGGCAGACTACTTTTAATTCCTGCAAAGGCTTGTTTATGAATGAGGTTTTAATGGCTATGAATACCTTCCCGGACTACAAGGTAGTTGTTTGCGGTCATTCATACGGCGGCGCAGGTTCAGTATTGGCAGGAATTGAAATCTTTTTCCAGTCGGGAAGAAAGCCGGATTTAGTTACTTTCGGCGCGCCTAAACCGCTTGTATTTTTCATTACAAAACTTATTTCACGGCTTTTCTTTGGCAAGGTTACGCAGTACGCGCACTGGTGCGACATTGTTACTTATATGCCGCCTTTACCGGGATATTGGAATGTGAAAGTTATCCGGCTTGGTAAGTTCAGTTTTAAGGGCTTATTCAATCCGCAGAAATACCATTGTATTTATGGCGATGAATCGCTTTATGAAAATATAAAGGAGTGAAAAAACTATGAAACTGTATGTAGAGCGCATGGAACGCGACGACCTGAAAGGAAAAATCAAGAAGGCTAAAGCTGCACTTGAAAACAATCCTTTTGACATGACAGAGACCGGGAAAGAACTTCTGACGGAGCAGGTAAAATCAATGGAAAGTTACCTTGCTATCCTGAATCAGAGAATTGAGTATGAATCCGGCGGCGAAATCAGAGCATAGGCAGATAATTTTTCTGTTTATATAAATTTTTAAGGGGGTGTTATTATGGCACTGGAAAAACTTAAAAGAGGCTGCCCTTATGGGAAAGAAATTGCCGAAGAAATTGAAAAAGGTGGAAACGCAGGTATTGAAACAAGACTTGCAACACTTGAAACAATGTTTGCGGCAGTTCCAGGTATTGAAACAAGACTTGCAGCACTTGAAACAATGTCTATTGAAACAAGACTTGCAGCACTTGAAACAATGTTTGCGGCAGTTCTTGCAGCTGAAGACACAGACAACGGAAAAACTTTGCAGATTGATTCAAACGGCAAGGTTGCACTCGTTACTGTTTAATTCTCCTGATGTTCGGGCAGGAAACGGAAAACGCCCGGACATAACAGGCAGGTACGGCGTAGTATAAAGAGGTAAACAATGGGTCAAGGACTTGGAAAAAATAGCCCGGTTCAGCTTGAACTTGGTAAAGAAAATTATGAGGCACTCATTCAAAGACACGGACAGTGGGTAAGGTGGCGCGTTGCTACAAAATGCCCTTGTGTCAAAGAAAACTCTATGCAGCCGGATATTCATTGTAAAAAATGCGGCGGACTTGGTGTTATTTTTGGTTATCAGAAAAAAGCGGTAGTCTCTCAAACTGTAATGATTCGCGACAATTCGGGAATGATTGAACTTGACGCGGAGTTTATAGATTGCCCATTGACAAAATGTTATGACAATTCCGGCAGAGTATATGAAAACGCTACAAAGGCAGGTTCTTTCGTAATGCTTAACACGCCTTTATTGCCGGTAAAAGGCGTTTATGTTACCGCCGTTATGGAACAGGATATTTTGCAGACCGTTGAAACTACAACGGCGGTAAGCGTTGGTAGCGGATATTACAGGGTAATGGGCTTGCGTAGTTCAAGAATGAAGACAGAAGGTTTATTCCATACTGCGCCGGGCGACATTGAAAGCGTTGAAGAAGTAAAAGACATTGACGGCAATACTTATGAAATCGGCGAAATAAGGCAGGATTGTATTTTTGTAAATCCGCGTGAAGTTGAAGACGAAGAGACCGGCGAAATAACAGAAATTGAGCCGCCGGAAACACTTTATATAAAGAATGTGCAGTACATACCGCCGTTTACTTTCGTTATCCTGAATCAGAATCTTAATAAATCTGACGCGCAGATAATGCAGGAAAATAACGGCGACGGCGTTCTTACATTCCCATACGCTTATGATGTTGCGCTTGATGATGTCATAACGGTATTGAGCGGAACTTACACGCAAAAAAGCGTAGTAAGCAAAAAAGACGCGGACTATGATGTTATTCCGGCTTATTTTGTTGATGAAATTGTAAGCTGCATAGGCAAAGACCGGGAATATGTGCAGGGTACAGATTTTATTTTGTGCGGCGCGAACTATCTTAAATGGCTTTGCGATGATTGCCCGGAAGACGGCGAAGGTTATTCTTTGACTTATAAGGTATTCCCGACATACAAGGTAGTTAAGTCGATTCCGCAGATTAGAACGAGTGAAAATCAGCGTATGCCGAAAAAAGCCGTTATAAAACTTTACGATACATACGGTGAAAAACGAGGTGTAAACAAGAAATGACAAGTTATGTAATGTGCAATAAAAAGAAACTTGGTATAAAGAAATCTGATATTGAATGTCTCAAAAAGTCGGTAGAAGACCGAAAACTTGAATACTTCAAAAGCGAACTTCTTAAAATACTGGATAAGAAGGAAAAAGAAGAGAGCGGCGAAGAAGTAAGCAAGGCTTTTATTGTACAGGAACTTTCACAATATGTAAGCAAAGCAAATAAGAGGCTTGAAAAGCGAAAAACGGCAGATTATAAAAACTCTACAACTTTTGATAAAAAAACAATAAATACATGGGCAAATAAAGAGGTCTTTAACGAGGCTTATTATCTTTCGGAAGAATCCGTAAAATTGAAAGACAAAGCAAGGGCGATGAAGGCTGCTGCAAAGACTAAGGCTGAAAAAAAAGCTGCAAATAAGATTTTAGAAGACGCAAAACTTATTTCAAAAGAAGCGATTTATAAGGAATATGATAATGAGCCAAAGAAAATAGGTACTATTGCGAATTATTTAATGGTTCTTTTTCCAAACGCTAAAGATAATGGGATTTATTGCGGAAAGGCTCATTTCGTAGACCATATTGTAAATCATCACCCGGAAATGCCTTTAGATGAATATCAAAATCTTAATTCTATAATAAGTTCTAAGAGCGATATTTATAAGGATTCAATGAACGGTAGTATTGCATTTGTAAAGACAGATAACGGCAGATTAACACTTGTCGCATTAAAAGAAGATAAGAATGGGAAGATTGTTTTTTGGAAAACGCAGTATAAAACAGGAACTAAACTAACAGGAAAGTTTAAAAAAATAAGCCTTGGAGATTATTCCAAGGCTAAACATCGGATTGAGACGGCTACCTCTCAAATCAGTCAACCTGAACAAAGTTCAGATTCCGCCATAAAGCCGGTAATTCATGGTCGTTCCGACAATTCAAATATAGCGCAGGATTACACCGTTGTCAATAAAAAAGACAAAGAAAATCCGGCGGTCAAAAAGTCGTTTGCTTCAATCGTGAATGAGTTGAAGAAGTCAATTTTGACAACATAGGCGCGTAAATGATTAGAGTTAGCGTTGATTTGAATGATGATTTAATTTCTCAATTAAAAGAAAACCTTGCAGGACTTTCAGGCGGAGCAGGTGCAAAGGTTATGCCGGGAACTTCACGCGCCTTTAATATGGCTGCAAAGTTGATTCAAAAATCATGGCAAAACTGGGCTATGGGCGGTAGCTTAATCGGCGCGGCGGATATTAAGAATCCTAATTCCCGGCTTGCTTCCAGTATTCATATCAGAAAAATAAATGATTTTGACATGAGTATTGAGACCGATTCACGCTATATGGAGCGGATTCAAAACGGAAGCCCTGAATTTGACATGAAGACTAAATATCCATACGGAAATAAAAGCCGCGTTACACAGAGCGGCAAAAACAAGGGCGTACCTTATTTGATTATTCCTTTCCGTTGGGGTACACCGAACAAAGACGGCAGCGCAAGGGCGCATTTTGGTAATACAATTCCTTTGGAAGTCTACAAAATATTGCAGTCTCGGAAGTTCAGGAAGTCGGAAACAACGGAAAATACACACCCGGAAGCGAACTTTAAGGGTGAAAACATAGAACGCGCAGAGTATGACTGGGGCGACAGAATCAAAGACGAGGACGCAGGAAACGCTAACGGTATGGTAAAAATGCGCAGCAATACCGGCAGCACTTATTTTACATTCCGCGTTATTTCGGCAAAGTCTCCTGAAAGCGCATGGGTAAGAAAAGAAGTTCCTGCAAACGATGTTGTAAGCGCAGTTGAGAAGACTACAAGGCAGAATGTTGAGGACATCTTAGAGGCAGGACTTGAACAGGACTTGGGTATATAGTTGTTACATTGACAACAGAGGGTTTTGCAAGTATTCTATAAGGGAATAATATTATTTTGAGATAATTATTTTGTCATATCGTTTGCACTTACAGAAAGGCAGCGTAGACGCGGAAAGACCGTGTTTTGCGTTGTCTTTTTTTTATTTCATTCGAGGTGCGGACGAAAAATGTTGTGTTATTTAAACCGTGGAATAATCTTAGAACAGGCTTTAGTTGCGCTTGTGCGAGAATATTTTGACACGCTGCATTTGGATAATAAATATAAAAACTTCCACATATCAGTAACGACCGAACACCCATTTGCGGAGTTATATCTGCATGAAGGACAAAACGCGAGCGATTCATTTCCTTGTGTCGTAATCACTACGCAGGAAGACCGCAAACCGTATGAGTTTGACGAACTGGCTATTACACAGACCGACGGTATAGGAATTACTGAAAGCGACCTTGAAGCAATCACCAAAACGACAGAAACATACATCAATAAAAAAGGCGTTCAGAAAACAAGAGAGATTCCGGGTCTTTGTACGGTAGTTGATGATAACACACTGGACGCGATTAAGGCGACAATCAAAAAACAGAATTATTGTTACGGTTATTCAATGAGAATCCGCCGGAAAGATACTTTAGGCTTTGAGGTATGGGCGGAAAATGTGCAGCTTAAAAACGAGATATACGAGCAGTTACGTTTATTCATTACAGGCAATCTTTCACATCTTTTGGAAGAAAAATACAGTTTTTTTGATATTGCGATATTTGACAATACGATTGTAGGACACAGAAGCAACAACTACAACTTTGATTTTGATGTCGCATTGAGCGGCGCGCACATTTCGCTTGATGTGAATTATTGCGTCGAGCAAATTGTGCTAAACACAGAACTTACAGATGTAAGCAAAGAAATAATCACGGAGGCAATCAATTATGGCAAGTAAAAACACTTTGTCGGAATCCGTAGAAGAAGTTGCAGAGGAAGTTACTTCTGTATCTACATCTACGGCAACGGTAGCCGCTGCAACTCCTAAAAGAATGGGCGTTGTACGGTATTGTCAGGTTCGTGAACTTTCGCGCAGTTGGACGGCAGTAATGAAAAACCGTTACAAGAGCGAGGTTCACACTTTGGAAGAGTGGGACGAACTTTACGAATGGGTTCGTAACCGCAAAGTTGGGTCAATTTAAGGGGGTTGAAATATGGGCGTTTCAGCAGCAAAATTCAACAGTGCCGGACAGTCTTCAAGTCATTACATTCCGGGAACATACTCTCGTCGTAATACAGTAGGCGCAGGTACAGGCGTTTCCAGTGGAAACCTTTGTATCATCGGTACATCAATGGGCGGAAAACCTTTGACACTTCACGCCGTATCGGACAAGGCAGAGGCTAAAGACCTTCTTGTAAGCGGTACACTTCTTGAAGCAGTCGCACAGGCTTTCAATGGCTCAAATACCTATGTTCCGCAGCAGGTTTTCTGTATGCGTGTAAATGCAGGTACACAGTCTAGCCGTACTCTCAAAAACGGCAGTACATCAGTTCTTACTTTGAAAAGTGCCGATTATGGCGCACACATGAATCAGTTGAAAATGTGGCTTAAAGCAGGAACTACAGGAAAAAAGGTTCTTGTAAACTACAAGGGCAGTGAAGTTGAAATCGACAACATCACAAAAAAATCATTCTCAATTCTTTACTTGGGTGAAGGTGAAAGCGCAGTTTGTACAATCAATGCTACAGGCTTGACACTTACTACAGATGTTACCGCAGACAATCTTTCTATCACTTGGGAAGAGTGCGAAACTCTTGAAGAACTGGTAGCAAAAATCAATGATTCAGGCGTTTATAGCGCAACATTGATTGATACCACACCAAACACACCAACAAAGCAGCTTGACCATGTATCAAGCGTAAGTGTTCTTAACACCGCTGCAACTTTCAACAGTGATTTACAGGCACTTATCGAAGCACTGGAAAGCGTTCAGTACATCGGAGAGGGCAATGTTACTCTTACAGGTACTAGCCGCCTTATCCCGGACAACGACGAAGGATATGAGTATTTTTCCGGCGCAAACGCAGGTACGGCTACAACATCGGATTGGGAAACCGCAATCAATCTTCTTGAAAAAGAAGATATTCAGATTATCGCGACACCTGAAACCGATAGCGATATTTGCTCACTTATCGTAGACCATTGTGTAAGTATGTCTACTGTAAGCAAGAAAAAAGAGCGTACTTGTTGGATTGGTACTGCAAAAGGCACAAGCATTGATAACGCTATTACACAGGCTAAGACCTACAATAGCGAACTTGTATCACTTGTTTGTACAAGCGCAGTCGCAAACAATCCGCTCACAGGTGCAAGTGAAGAAATCGCTCCTGCACTTTTGGCTTGTAAATGCGCAGGTATTGAAAGCGCAATCGGCGTTTCTAATCCGCTCACAAACAAGGCAATTAAGGTTAGTTCTTTTGGTACAAAGTACAAAGAGAGCGAACTTAACAAAATGATTGCCGGCGGCGTTGTAACATTCGGCGAGAATGACGACGGCGAACTTGTTTGTATTCGTTGTATCACAACTTATCAGGGCGATTCTCTTATCCTGAACGAGCGTTCTATGATTCGTTCCGTTCTTTACATGGACAGAGACTTGCGCAAGGCATTTAATCGCCGCATTGGTACAAACGACGAGCCTTCTGAAAGTTCAATCATTCAGACTTTGGAAAATAAGTCTAAGGAATGGTATGCGGATTCTCTTATCACAAAGAATGGCGCAAACCTTTACGAAAATGCAAAAGTACGCTTTGACGGCGACAAGATTTATCTGACATTTGACAGATATATCCGCGCTCCAAACAACTTTGTATTTATTACCGCAACAAACAAGGTCTACAGTTCGACCGTAGAAGTGTAAGGGGGTAAAATATGGCAGATTACAATTTGCAGGGTGATTCCCTTGTACAGGGTAAGAACTGTATCGTGCGCGCAGGTACAGACGCCGCAAGTGCAAAACCTATTGGACTTGTACAGGATTTTGAACTGCGCGCGCAGTTCCAAACACAGAAAGCCGAAGTATTGGGCGAGTTTTTGCCGGTTGCAATCGACATCACTGGTGTAAGCGTAAGCACTACATTCAGCGGATTCGTACCGGCTAAAGGATTCAGTCTTAACGACGCGGCTTGCATTAAGGAACTCAATCCGAACATTGATACAATCGTCGAGGAAGAGAAAACGGCTAAGATTCCGTATCTTGAACTTTACGACAAGAAGGCAAAGGCAGTTATCGCCTCTACAACTTGGGCTATCCTGAACTCTTATTCAGAGCGTTCAAGCGGCAAGGGCTATATGATTGCAAACTGTTCTTTTGAATCAATCGGATTCTTTAACGGTTCTGATTATCCAAATAGCGACCTTTACAACAAATAATAAAGGGCTTAAAAATGGGCTATTCTAGGGCTTCTTTTGGCAAGTTTGATTAAATTATCGAACTTGCTATAAAAGACGCTCCTAGAGCCTATTTTAAGCGGCTAGAAGGCAATTTTGAGAACTTTTTGAAAAACTATTCTTATATGAGAGGTGAAGAAATGGAAATTACCGAAGAAATTAAACAGGCAGATGTATTTGACGACGAAAAGCAGGAAGATATTTTCTATGCGCTTTTGAACGGAAAAACAGTAAAAGAAACTATTGAAACATCACGCGGAAAGTTTGTAGTGAAATTTCCGAAACAGAAAGACTTGATGTTTATTGACAGAAAAATTGCTGCAATGCGCGGCGGACTTCCGGCAAGCAGCTTTGACGATATGGCAAACTTTGCTATGCAGAAAGTAGCCTATCTTGATGTAGTAATTGAATCCGGTGAAAACTGGTTTAACAATATCAAAGAAAAAAATAAATCATTCAGTTGGGGGGATATGCCTGATACAGACTTCATTAACGAAGTGTATGTTAAGGCATGGTCTTTTCGTCTTAAAGTGCAGAGTAACTTTAGAGGAAATGAAGAAAAGACCGATAAAGGAACTGTTGTCGAAGAGAACGTTTCGGAAACTGTGGACAATGGTTTATTTTCGGGAGTTGCCGGTAAAGTTAAATGACATTGACGACGACTTTATAGAATTGTTCTTTAGGTTCGCAAATACATTCACGGAAGAAAGTATTTTGAACGGTTACTTAAAGGACGAAATGGAAAAGGAAAAAGAAATCCACGACGACGAGTTGAAAGACTTGGGATATACGGACGAGGATATTTTGAATATGAAGTAGCGAAAAGAAAACAGTCTGTTTTTAGTCTGTTAATGGACTGGAAGCGGACTGTTTCTTTTTTAATGTTTTGGGAGTAGTAAGTTGTGATTGCATTGAGATTGAACGCCGATACATCGGACGCGCAGAGAAATATAGGCGCGCTTGGAAACTCTATTGAGGACTTGCAGAGAAAACTTAAAGCAGCGCAGGACGCCGGAAACTGGGGCGAGGCTGCAAAGATTACGCAGGATATTGCCTTTATGCAGAATCCGGGCTTTTCAGTCGTCGGCGGCAATAATGGCGGTAACGGTTCTAATCTGCAAAACACGACACAATACAACAATGCGCGGCAGCTTGATATAAGGCTTGAAACAATTACGCGCGTTATTACTACTCTTACAGACCAGTTGAAAGAATCGACCGAAAAAGGACAGTCGAAAGAATCTTTTAATCTTTCCGCTGCATTGAACAATGCGGAGCAGGAAAAAAGGCAGCTTGAAGCGGAGAAGAAACGCCTTGAAACCGCAGATAAAAGCGACAGTTCGGTAATGGATATGATTAAAAAGTACGGCGTTTCGCGATACCTTACGCAGGGGTTGAGTTATGCTAATCAGATTGCCGGAATCGGTTTTAATCATCGTATCGCTATGGCAAACGGCGACTATTTAGGTGCTGATGTCGCAGCGGTAGAAAGCGGCGCAGGAATTGCGCAGGGAATCGGCGGCAGCTTGCTCGGTGCAGGTTTAATGCTTGGTGCAACGCCGGTCGGTTGGGGCTTAATGGCTGCCGGTGGAATCGCTGAAATCGGCGGTGCGATTGCGAAATACTGGGCAGGAGACGCAAGAGCCGATATTGCAGAGGGTGAGGCGTACAGAAAAACTCTTGCCGGGACTAATGCATTCAATAAAAGATTTTCGGACGGCGGCACATGGCTAGAGAATAGCAATAAAACCGACGCTATTTTAAGAGCGGCAACAAACGGCGCAAGCGGTACAGGACTTTCAACGGAAGAGTTTTTAAGCCTTGCTACAAGACAATCAAAGTTTGGCGGCACACAGTCGGACGCTATGACACAGGCTAGAGATATTGCTATGTGGGCGCAAGCTACAGGAACGGACGCCGGAGTTATTCAGAACTTCTTAGGAACTGCAAGGCGTTACGGTGATAATAGCGATGTCTTAGGATATGCAAGTCAGGCAAGACAGGCGGCAGGACTTACAAAAGCACAGAATGAAGAGTTTTTACAGTCTTTACAGAGCGTTATTGAGGACGGAATCGCAAACGGTTATGTAAAGAGTGCGGAAGATGTCTCAAAAACATTCGTAATGTTCTCACGATTAAGCAATAACAATCCGCTTTGGCAGGGCGAGCAGGGCGCGAAAAGACTTGCGCAAATGAATAGCGGTATTGCCAGTGCAACGGCTTTACAGAGCGTAAGCGATGTTATTGTCGCAGGTGCAGCAAGAGATGTATTAAGCGTAGCCGGAAACAGAGAGAAGTATTTAGGAAATCGCGCAAGTGGTACATATATCGACGAAATGTTGCTTATGGAACAGGGGAACAATCCGGCTATGTTCGGCGCGATTGCAAAGAGCGTAAAAGACCTTGAAGGCGGTAATTATGCTGCAAGAGTTGAGCGTTTCAAAGACATTTTCAAACTGAATTACGCCGGCGCGGTAGATGTTGCTGCAATGGCTGATAAAATCGGCGTAGGCGGATATACCGAACAGGATTTTGCGAACGAAGTAGCAAAAATGCAGAAAGACCGCAATTATCAGAGCGAAGAAACAAAGTGGCAGGACGATATAAATCATATTGCAGCGGACACCGCTTTAATGGCAAAGTCTAACTTTTGGCAGAACATGGGAAAACTTGGCGGAATTGCTGAAAGTAACGAAAAGAAGAGTTCAGGCAACGGAACTGATTTAGTTGAAAAAGCGATGTCTTCCGCAAGCAATCCTGAAATTGGTTTAGCAATAGCAGAATCTCTTGCAACAGATAATACTATAAACACGGAAGCACTTGAAACGCCGTTACGTGTAGGGCTTGCAGCTTCCTTAGTATCAGAAAAAGCCTCTGAACTGGGAGATTATGGCGGTTCTGTAAGAGCATTGATAACAGACGAAGCAGGTATTTCTTTTGCAAATAGAGCAGGATTCAGAATAAACGATGATTCAGTATTTGCTAGATTGTATTCCGAAGGTGCAGGAAACGATGAATTAGATAATTTAGCAATGGAAGAAATCGGGAAGTATGCTGTACTCGGATATAAAAAAGGCGGCTTCTTAGGTATTGGCGGACACAAGGCGGACGGTATTGTAGACGAAGTTGAACTTGATAAAGCTATTAAGAAAATGCAAAAAGACAAAGATATAAAATCTGCATACGAAAGCGGCAATACAGATTCTTACCTTGCCGCTTTAAGAACTATGCTTAGAGATTTGTTCGGAGATATAACTATAACATCTGATTAAAACTATTTTACTGCATAGTTAATCGGTATAGAGAAAGCAGCGTCAGGCGGATTTGTATTTTTCAATACAAGTGAATCTGATGTTGCTTTTTCTATACGAAATGTTTCTTTTTGACGAAATACAAGATTCAGGTTCTTTCCGCTATAAGTATTTGTAGTAAAGTTAATTTTATTTCCAGTAAGATTAAATACGCCAGTTGCCATACCGTCAATGTTTCCGCCGGTTGCAATAAAAATAAATGTTCCGTCTTTTAACAATGTAAGCCGATATTGCAAGGTAAGATATTCGGCAGCGAGATTTTTACCAATATAAGGGGTTATTTGTACTGTTTCAGGTTTTGGCGGAATAATCGAAATAGCCCATATAGTTGCACTTTCAGTATTTGGAATTGTAAAAGTAAGGTGGTTATTATCAGAATCGAAATAGTGATAATTTATAAGACCGTTATTATCAATATTTGTACCTTTGAAAGTTATATTTCTACTTTCAGAGCAATCTATAATATGATTTATGATGATTATTTTTTCACTTGCAGTAGGTTGAAAAATTATAGAACATTCCGAAAACTTCTCATTTGAAAAACAATAAATAAGCTGATGTATTTTTATACCGTCGAAATATTGATTTTCTTTTGTTAATACAATGGCGTTATCCGTTGATTTTACAGTTTTCCAACCTGATTTTTTTACACCATTTTCAATAGTTGTTCTTGAAGTGCCAAACTCGTAATTTAGGGAACTATCGTCAAGTTGATAAGAATAATCAAAGTTACCGGCAAAAGCGAAAACCGAAGCGAGCAGGAATAAAACAATAAAAAATCCTTTTTTCATACACATAACTCCTTTTCGATTAAATGTTACACTCATTAGTTTAATCTGTCAATTAAAAACTAAAACAATTATAAATGTTGTTATAAAGCTACTATAACCTTGAATAATTGACCGCGAGGGGTTTTCGGTGTAATATGTAAATAAGAATTACAATCTTATTATATCGTAATCGAGAACTAAAGTTTGCACTTTTAGAAAGGCAGCTTGAAACATCGGGCGCAGATTCCCGACGTTTAGGTTGCTTTTTTTTGTTTTAAGGGGTGTAAACTGAATGAACGCAAGACAAATAGTTTATCAAAGACCTTGCCCTAAAATCATCATCAAAGACCCTGAAACCGGGAAGACTGTTAAATCAAAGAACAGTGGCGCGGAACTTGAATTTGTCGCAGGTAAAAATACAAACCTTCTTTCATATTCTTTTACACTTTCAATCAACGATATTTCAGGAAGTTTTTCCGCTACATTTTATCCTGATTATAACGACGGCAAGGGTAATACCTTCTCACTTTTTGACGACTTTGAGAAATTGCAGATTGTCGAGATTTACGAGGGTAACGGAACATCATCAGAAAAGCCGGTATTTTGCGGAATTATCAGAAGCAAGAAATATGTTGCGCAGACAAACGATAGCGGCGGACACCGCAGAATATCAATAACAGGTACGGCAATAACCGGGCTTGTAAGCCAGTTTTATATCAATCTTGATGTCGCAGCTTGCGCTATGACTAAGGAATTGCGCACACAGGCAGAATTGATAAAAAAACTCACTATCAACGGTGAGAAAGAAAAAGAAGTAAAAAAGATTATCAAAATGATTTGGGATTGTTTCTATGAAATCTCAAAACAGATAGGAACACCAAAAATCAAAGAATACATTGAACGCTTTGCCGGTAGCATTGAGACCTTATTTGATGTCGATGATTCAAAATTTCATTATCCGTTGGGCTGCATTTTCAAAGGGCAGACTACGCAGGACTTTTTTAGCCTGATTGATGAAATCATTCCTAGCCCATGTTATGAAAAGTTTGCATACATGGGAACTGACGGCAAAATGAAAATCAAAATGCGGCTTGTGCCGTTTTCTTCAAGCAACTGGAAAGCGTTAGAGCATACGCCGATTCCGGCTACCGTTTTACAGTCTTTTGATTTGACTGAATCAGACAATGAAGTTTACACCGCATTTTACGCTTATTTGAACGGTTATCCAGTAGACGAGCAGAAGTCTTTAATGATTAGCACGACTATTGATAAAGCCGGTGTTGATGAAGTTCTCAAAGATACAGAGGCGTTTAAGACCTACGGTTATAGACCGATGATTGCGCATTTTATCGGGTACGGAACTAAGGACGGCGAGCAGGATAGCGACACGCCTAGCAGCATGGCAGAAATGAGCGAAAAACTCAAAGAATGGTATGAGAATCTTCCTGATATGCTTAAAGGTTCGGCAACTCTCTCTATGGTTTTTGACGGCAATAACGCTACGAACAAGATTCAACCGGGCGAAGTTGTACAGTTTTTGGAAGGTGAGTTTTATGTTGAGGGCGTTACTCACTCATGGAACTACGGACAGGGCGGCGAGGTGAATCTTTCAGTAAGTCGCGGCGGTAAATACTTGGATAGCGGCAAGTTCAAAGGAAAGATTGAAAATCTTACATCTTTAGTATCGCTTTTACAGAAAGGACAGGATTCAAATAAAAGTCTTATGACTTTAAGAAGGTAGTTTATGGCATTGAATATAAGTTTACAGAAAAAGAAAAACGCGCCTTCTCAAAATCCGTTCAAAAACTCTTCACCTTATGACTATCAAATGGGTTTTTGGGGCGTTGTTACGGAAGTACACCCGGAAGACTGTACGGTTCATGTTCGCACTAATTTAGGCTTTGAACTTTCCGGCGTTCGCGTTGCAAGTAAAGAGTGGGTAACGGTTGTAGACGGTAAACACCTGACAGGCGAGCGACATTTGCCGCCGGTTGATACTTATGTTTTTTGTCTCATGCCTACAGGCGAGTATTCAAGCGCGTTTGTATTATGTTCAGGATTCACAAGGCAGGAAGCAGTACACGCGGATTTTAAGCAGAAAGGTGAAGACGCTGCAAACACTTTCGAGCAGGTGGAAAATAGCGGTTGGAAAAAGACCGTTGATTACCGCACAGGTACAAAGAAGTTTGAAAACAAGACTGATTCAGACCCTACAATCAAGATTGAGATTGACCAAGAGTCCGAGGGCGACGAAAAAGCGACTATTACAATTCACGGTACAACGATTACCGTTGATAAAAGTAACGGCGTGAATATTGAGACAGACAAGAAAATTACATTGAAAGATAAAGAGGGCTTTACTTATGAGACCGAGGGCGATGTTTCCTTGAAGTCTTCAAAGACCGGCAAACTTGAAGTTGGTAACAGTGTAGCAACGCTAGGCGCAATGATAAGTGATTTACTGGACGCTTTATCGGATTCCGCGCCGGTTACATACGGAAGCCCGGCAAGCCATATGTTCATGCCTTCTTTTATCGCAAAGATTACGGCAATAAAAACAAAGTGGTGGCAGGTGTTTAAATGAGTTTGAATCAGAGCAAACTTAAAAATGACCTTCTCTCAATTTTTCGCAATATGACCGACGGCGACGACAGATATTTTGCGCGTGAAGTGAGCGCGAAAGTTGCTGATTATGCTGAATCGGGAAGTATTTCAACGAACGACGCAGGAACTATATCACAGGGCGCGTTTGTTGGTTCGGGCAATGGTTCTATTACCGTTGATTCTAGTATTTGCGAAAACATTGTTTATGCAGCTTGTAAGGCTATGGCAGGAATGGTAACAGGCGGAGACGCTTATTTAGCAGCGCAGCTTGCAAGCGGTATTGATTCAATGATGATTGCCGGAACTGTAAATACAACGGTAAAAGGAACGGTTACGCCGCCGAGTGGTACGCCGTTTACTACGGCAGGAACGGCAAAGGGAACTTTTACCGGCGTTATGGCAAGTTTACAAAGTGGATTTTTAGCCGCCTTTAATGCAATGGCAACTATGACAAGCGGCGGCGATGAATATTTAGCCGGACAAATGGCTACAGTAATAACGGCGTATTTGAAAGCCGGAGTTATTGCGACACAAGGACAAGCAAACCTTGCCGGAAGTATTGGCGCAGGTTCTATGTCTTAATAGTGGGGTGTGTAATGGGTTCAATAAGTCTTTTACAGTGGCGCAAGGCGTATATGCTTGAATTTCTTGAAGGCGACGACCTGAAAGAGTGTTTTACTTTTTCCGTACCGCCGGAAAGTGAAGAGTTACAATTTCCGCAGCGTGTAACCGAAACTAAGACTTTCGGCGGTTCTGTTTTTGATGATTACGGAAACGATTCTTACAGAATTACTTTAAGCGGTTCGACCGTAAACGAAGAAAAGAAGCTGATTTATCGCGGACTTAAAAAAGTGCCGTTATATCTGACAGGTACAAAAGAAATCTTTGAATTGCAGAAGATTATTAAAAACTGGGCGGACGGAAAAGTATCAACAGGATTTTTCAGGAAGACAAAAAGTGATGTAGGAAGCAACAGAAAAGTTTATCTGTACAACCTTTCAAAAATGAGTGTTTTGCAGCTTGCTACAGGCGTTGCGAGCCGTAACTATTGGCGCGTATTTATTAAAGACCTGAAAATCAAGCGCGATAAGAGTAAACCGAAGACATACAATTATACTCTTGAAATGATAGGCGTTGAGGACGACGAAAAGAAGGCAGCAGGACTTTTCGGCGATGTTTCTAACGCAATAAACGCCGTACAAGATGTAATGGACGGTATTTCTACCGTTATGAGTATTACGGAAGCGGCAACGGCAGCAGCGGCAGAAGTTGCGGACTATTGCGCGAGGGTAAAACTTGCGGCGGAAATGGTAAGTAACCGGGATATTTCCGGCAGCCTTGTCGCGCTGAATGTCGGTAGCGGACTTGACCTTGTAAGTCGCATTATGGGCGGCGATTCAAACAGTTTTTATAACACTACAAAAAACTTTCTGCACGCTTGTACTACTTTTGGCGGACTTGCGAAAGATAATTCAGATACGGCACAAAAAGGAAAGATTCAGCAGACAAGTAATTTTACTGTTTCTTTTGTCTCAAACGGCGGTACAAGTGTCGCTACGCAGAAAGTTGAATATTCAAAAACGGTTACTGAGCCGGAAGACCCGACAAGAGAAGATTATACTTTTGATTGTTGGTGTTCTGATTCTGCGTTGACTACAGAATATGACTTTACGCAGGAAGTAACATCAAACCTTACTCTTTATGCAAAATGGAATCTTGCGACGGCGACTATTACATTCAATAGCCGCAACGGTTCGCAGGTTACGCCTAAAAAAGTAGCAGTCGGAACGGTTGCGACACCGCCAACACCGCCGACAAGAAGCGGTTACGCTTTTGATAAATGGTACACGGATTACGCTTGTACTCATGAATACGACTGGACTTCTACGGTAAATAGCAATTTTACGCTTTATGCAGGTTGGACGAAAACTTATAACATCGTTTTCAATTCAAACGGTGGAAGCGTTGTAGATACACAGACGGTAACGTCCGGCGGACTTGCAGTTTATCCGAAGACACCGACAAAAGAGAATTACACTTTTGCATACTGGTGTACTGATTCAGAATTGCAGAATGTTTACGACTTTTCAACGCCGGTTACAAACGACATCACACTTTATGCTTGTTGGGTTCAGATTTCAAATACTGTTACTTTCAATTCGCAGGGCGGTAGTGCCGTTGAATCGCAGCGCGTTGTTATCGGCGGTTATGCGACAAAACCGGCTACAGACCCGACAAAAGAAGGTTATGACTTTGTTTACTGGGCAACGGACGCGGAAGGAACGAACGAGTTCAGATTTAACACTACGGCAATTAACGCAAATATCACTCTTTATGCAAAGTGGACTGAAACAATTTGCGATGTAACTTTTGATTCTGACGGCGGAAGCGCGGTAGAAACGCAGAATGTAGGATATGGCAATAAGGCAATATTCCCGGAGATTCCAGTAAAAGAAGGCTACAGTTTTGAAATGTGGCGTACACGAAAAGAGGTGCCTACAGGCGAGACCGACGAAAACGACGAGCCTATTATGACAACTGAATATCAGTATGAAGAGTTTGACTTCTCTACACCAATCACAGAAGACATAACTCTCTATGCTTTGTGGTTTAGGGGGTGAATAATGACAGACAACGATAAAGAAGACTTATTGACCGATTATGTTTCGCAGCTTGAAGAAAACGCTTGTATTGTCGTCGCATTGTCAAAGGAAAAACAGACAAACGCGACGGCGGTTGTATATGTGGATTCTGACGGAAACGACGCGACTGTTACGGTTTACGACTTCAAATATCATACTTGGAAAAGTTCAGACACTTTTGACAATTTGGCGGCTACTCTTTTAGGAAGCCCGGACTATGGAACTGTAATAGCGTACTTTAACGGCGTGGCAAACGAAAGCGAACTTGAAGCCGGTACAAAAATTAAAATCCCGGTTCTTTCGGAAGACGCGAGCAATACCAATAACAAGATTTATGCAGAGCCGGAAAAGCAGGAAAACTACGGAATTGACATCAAGATTGACGACGACGGCGACTTTGATATTTCCGGCGGCGACATAAAGACGGTAGACGGACGCGACAACCTAACACAGGCTATAGCGTTGAGACTTACAACGGCAAGCAATAAAAGAATCAGATTGTCGGCTTATGGAATCCGTACAACGATAGGCGACCCGGTAGCAGTTGAATCTTATTTGAGCGGTTCTATTGAGCAGACAATTCAGGCAGACCCTAGAATATCAGAAGTGAACGAACTGACATTCGAGGGCGACGGCGACAAGCTGAAACTTGAAGTCGTTTACACTGACATAAACGGTGATACAGGAATGTACAAGGGGGATATTTAAAATTATGGCAAAAATCAGGCGTTACGATGAAATCATGGCAGGTGCGACCGCTAACATGATAGCGAAACAGGATAAAATCACGGACTTTAACGAGGGTAGTATTATTCATACTATCCTTGATACCGTCGCAAGAATCGCAGAAAGGGCGTATGTAGCAATTAGGCAGGGTTACAATGAAATGCTTGCAATCCTTCCTTATTCGCCTTTTAAGTTCACAAAAAAAGAAGGTTATTACGCAAGCGGTACGGTTGTATTCAGTCGCGCCAATGCTTTAGGCAGCCAGTCGATTATTCCAAAAGGTACGGTTGTAAGCGGCGGCGGCTTTACTTTTACAACAACGGAAGCCGGTATTATTCCGGCGGATTCTCTTAATAGCGAGCCGGTAACGGTTATCGCGGACGGCGCAGGAAGTGATTATAACATCGCCGCAGGTGTTATAAGCGCGATTGATAGCATTGTTCCTGCTGATGTCGTAAGCGTTACTAATTCAAGCGCATTTACCGGCGGAACTGACGAAGAGACCGACGCGGAGTTTGAAGAGCGTTTTAGAACATACATAAACGGACTTTCAGGAACAAACTCATACGCAATTAAAAGCGCAGCTTTGAGCGTGAACGCCGTAAGAAGCGTTTCAATTCAGAATCATAAACCGCCGCTTAAAAACATTTATAACATGAGCGTTTATGTAGACGACGGTTCAGGCGGCGCGAGTGAGGAAACACTGGAAGCGGTAAAACTTGCCATTGAAGGCGATAACACAGAAGAGAATCCCGGACATCTTGCGCCGGGTGTAAATATCCGCGTTATTACACCTACCGCCGTACCTGTAAATGTTGAAATGAATGTAAGTATTATTTCTACAGACACCGACGAGGCAAGAACAGAGATTCAGAATGTTGTTACCGCTTATGTAAACTCTCTTACAATCGGCGAGGCTTGTATTTTGTCTTCAATCATTACAAAGGTAATGGCTTTGAATTATGTGCGTGATGTTGCGATTACTTCACCGGCTGCAAATGTTGAGCCGGCAATAAATCAGATTGCAAGAATCGGAACTATTTCTATCACTTTGACAGAGGTAGACTAATGGCGGTTAATTCAATAGGCGACTTTATTAAAAGCGTTTTTCCTACACTTGTAAATAAGAGCGGAAAGACTTTTAAGGCGTTGCTTGCCGACGGCGAGGGCGGCGGCACGATTGAAAGCATTTTCGAGGACTTGGAAAAGACCCGGAAAGCGTGGACGGAAAACAAAAGTATTTATACTCAATCAGGCGAGCAACTTCAAAAAACACTTGCCGTATTTTCTGTTATCTCACAATTACAGTATGAAAGTGAAGCGACATTCTTAAAGCGCAACGAACTTCTTTTTTACCGTAACGGCGATAAAGTTTGGGGCGACAAGTGGAACATCTTAAATATCTTTAAGACCTTCTTTAACAATCAAAATGTTTACCTTGTGAATAATACAGAAAAGTTTGAGGAAAACTTACTTGAAGACGGCAACTTTGAGCGCAAAAACGCATGGACGCTGACAGATTGCAGCTATGAGCATGAGGCGCGCTTTGAGGAAACAACCGGCGTATTGTTTAATGCGTCGGGAACTTGTGCGCAGAGTGTGAGCGTTTCAAAAGATACAAGTTATTTCCTGCATTTCTTTTTGAAAGGCAATATACGCGTACAGATTAAAGACAATAACAATAGATACTGGAATCCGAAGGGCGGCGAGTTTGGCGCATGGAGTAGTACAGAGTATTCAATGCACTTTGAATCATCGGACTGGGATAATAAAAGTTTTTATTTCATTACTGATGTCAATGTTACAAGTGTGCAGGTTATTTTCTTGTACGAGCCGGGCTATTACGCATTTTTGGACTATGTGCGGCTTAATGAGAAAACCGGCGCGTCTACCTTTAGTTTGGTTGCAGTTTTCGAGGGCGTTTATTCTGATGAAACGGCAAACCTTGCGCCGGGAACAAACGACGACATTGTAGCGTTTGATTATGACACAATGGGCTTTCATTCACCGGGCGGCGAGGACGCAGGAGAAACGGACTACGATTCTTTGAGTTACCTTGACGACGCGACTTTAGAGGAAGATGTAAGCCCGATTGTAACAGAGGGAAGTAATGACATAGAGCCATTGGACGGCTACGAAAACATGACTTACTTGGACGAACAGAAGGCACTTGCGCCGCAGTCGCCAGTAAACAGTGATGATTTTAAGAGCGTGGACTATAGCAAAATGTCATATTTTGATAGCGCGTATATTTTCGGTGCGACCGGCAAGGAAGCAGAAGAAATATGTCAGGAATTGTTGGATATAGTTCAACCGGCAGGAATAACTTCTACGATTGAAATATTGACTAGAGAACAGGACGATTAAAACTTTTAATCAATAACAAGGAGTTGCATTATGGCAAATTTCAAAACGGCTATTGCGGCAGAAAATGAGATTATGAAAGCGGCTGATGTTACTTTCGGCTATGATTCATCAATCGACAATGTAGCGGTAGCACTCAAAGCGGTTTTATCTAATTCCGCCGGTGATTATGTTATCGGCGGTAAGGTAAAGCCTTATGGTTCGGGCGGCTTGAATGTTTCCATTGAGCCGATTTTCGCATACAAGGACAGTACAGGCGTTTGTGTTGCTGAAACCGACACAACAGAGCCGGTATCGTTTGAAGAGGCTGACAGTAGTCTTGACCGTATCGACATTGTAGAAGTTATGGGCGAAGAAGAGGGCTATGATTCACAGTCGCGCAAGTTCAACGACCCTTCTACAGGTACAAAAACTACACAGACAGTAAATACCAAAAAGCGTATTAAACTTACTGTAGTAGTTAAGAAGGGTTCAAATGGTTCTGAATCCGCTCCGGCAGTAGACGCAGGATATGTAAAACTTGCAGAGGTAAGAATCCCGGCAGGTACAAACAATATCACAAGCGACCTTATCAAGAATATCGACGCAAGAAAATACGGCGAGGAAAATACCGACTGGACTACAAACAAGTCGTCAACTTTCAATCCGTCATATCTTGCAAACATTTTCTACACTTTCCTTGTGCAGCACAATGAAGACGGAAGTCATAAAAACGCAGTTATCAAGGCTGCAAACATTGACTTTGGTACAGGTTCAGGGCAGGTAATGGGTTCTTCTCTTCCTACAGGGCAGAGCATGAGCGTACACGGCGTAGATTTTACATCTAGCGAAAGTGTAACAAGCCTGATTCAGTCTTTGGCAAACAATGTAAACAATCTGTACAAGTACAGTAACGACATTCTTTCAAGATTCACTTTCCTTGCTGATTTGCCGGTAGCTTGTTCAACTGCAAATGTTGATGTTGCGACAGGCGGCGAAATGACAATCGACGGCGTTTCTGTATCAATCGGGCAGCTTGTCTTCTTGAAAGACCAAACAGACGCAAAAGAAAACGGATTCTATGAAGTTCAGTCGGGCGCATGGAACAGATACGCAGGTTACACAACAAGCGCGCCTAGCGCATTTAAACACAAACTTGTATTTGTTAAAGCCGGAACTGCAAACAAAGGCAAGGTATTCTACCTTAACGGCGACTTTGAGCAGATTGGAACTGATGAATTGAACTTTACAGAAAGTAACTTTTCACCTTTTGCAATCGCAAACAAGGCAGTTATCCGTGATAAAGACGGCAGATTTAGAGCGAAAGCCCCGAAAGACAGTGAAGATGTTGCGCGCAAGCAGGAGTTTGACGAAGCTACCGCAAATACAGGTTCAACAGAAGGAAGAAATCTTCTTACAGTTCTTGGCGTTACAACGGTTGCGGAAGCTATGGAAGTTTTGCATGAAAGATGTAACGGCGAAGGTGTAGCGGATTTTTCCGGCTTGATGATTGGTGATTACCTTGACTTGCCTTCACTTACAGTAGACGGCACTACTTACACTTGGAACGCAACTTATCAGAACTTGCGCATTGTAATTTCAGGATTCAATCACTATATCCATTGTGGTGATACAGAAAATACAAAGAATCATATCCTTTGGACTTTCAAGAATGTTGTATTACAGAGACAGATGAATAGTTCTGATACAAATACTGGCGGTTATAACGCAAGCGCAATGAAGACTTATCTTGACGGTGTATTTGCACTCGGTTTGGGTTCTGCACTCGGTTCAAGTGATTATCTTTACACTATCAGTAGAGCAATTTCAAAGAAGGGTTCTACAGAATGGGTAAGAAATACAGTCTTCCTGCCTACAGAAGTAGAAGTTTTCGGAGTTGCAACTTACGGAGACGACCAAAACGCATGGAATACAAATATCCAGTATCCGATTTATCGCGATTCTTCATATTACCGTTGTAAAAAATATAACGGTTCACGCGCTTGGTGGTGGGAAGCTACGCCGTACGCCTCGAACTCCACCTCCTTCTGCTATGTCAGCTCCGTCGGTTTTAGCCTCTACTACATCGCGTGTGATAGCGGCGGTGGCGTTGCCCCGGCTTTCTGTACCTGCTAAGGTACAGAATTGTATCTTTAATAAGGCGGCTTTACGCCGCCGATATAAACTTAATTTTTATAAGGAAAATGGGATAAAAAAGAAATATGTCA